CGGCGTATGACGCAGAAAACGTGTATTCTACCCCAGGGATCGGTCCCAGATGGGTTAGTTGCGAGACGTTTGGAGATTGGTTTACCGAAGTTCGGAAGAATTTGGGCGAGGATTTGATTTATATCCTGGAAGATTCCACTAGATGGGACGCCCACTTCAAAGAGAGAGCCAAGAGATGCGAAGCCACGTTAGTTATTAATCCATTGAAGTTTGTTGACAATCGTGTGAAGAAGTTGATGCAGCCTAGAAATGCAAGTATTAAGAGTCGTATGGGATTGACCACTACTCAACTTGGCATTAGAAGGTGCACAGGCGAACCTCTTACTGACATGGGTAACTCCGAAGTCAATGTTGCTATTAAGTTGCACATCATGGAGGAACCCGGCGCTCAATTAGCTGGAAGAGAATTACATTTGGGGAAGGACTATTACGTTGCCACGTGTGGCGACGATTTCATCTGCGTGTGCAAACGTGTTTATTTTAATAATTTGATGACTATTAAACGTTTGCAATATGGCGAGATGTTGTCCGATGAAGCGGTGTGGGAGCTTCAGGCGCGCAATTTCGGATTCACGGGGAATCCTGTTTTTACGCGAGATTTGTTTAAAGCGGAATTTTGTTCTAAATTGTTATACCCCGTTGAAGAAACCTATTTGCTTGGAGGCAAAATTGGGCGAGTACTCAGTCGGGCTGCATTCTTTTTTAAGAATGATGATAACCCCATCCAAGGATCTTGTATTAGTCAGTATCGTGATAATTACCACGTACCTTTTTTGCATGAATACTTTGAAAGAGTAATTGAACTGACCCGCGATTTTGTTGTTACGCATGGTAAGGAAGAAGAACATACCTGGCACACAGAGAGCCAGCATATGTATGATGATAATACGTTTTCGTTTGTTACGGACAGATACGGGTTGACTAGAGAGGACCTATCCGCATTCAAAACGTTGTTACAAGGTGTGGTTTCTCTACCCGTCGTTATCGATTGGCCCCTGATGTTCAGGTGTGTCGAAATTGATAACGCCTAACCCACAAATTTACATTATTACTATTACATTCAATGCCCAACAAAAATAACAAGAAAAACAAACAAAA